TGAGGGAGCACTGTTCTCCCTCTGGGTCATTGGTATGTATTATGTTAAACTACGGATGGATCGCAAATTCGGACGATGAAACTCCCTAACTGGCAACACCACTCCAAAAAGGAACAGAAGCGCAAACTGAAACCTCAGGCATTGCGTCAGGCAAAAGCACGTCGTGCTGCTCTGAAGGCGAAACTCGTCGCCTCTGCGGTGCTGCTGGTTAGCGTTGCATCTCCTGCATTGGCATCTCACCGTTCTCCCTATGTAATTGATCGTTACAGTTACATGAGAGATCGTGACTGGGCAACCTGTACCAAAGAGGAAGTCCACGTCACTCTCTACAGCGATGGCACTTCAATGAAGGAGTTTCGTCGCCACCCATGGCAACGTTGCATCAATAAGCATCGTCATGGGCACCATCACCATCATTCCTCTGTAAGACCTCCGCAAAAACAGCATCAAACCGACGACAATTCCTGCATTGAGGGAAGCATCATCGGAGGCATCGCTGGAGGGGGTCTAGGTGCCGCTCTAAGCAGAGGAGACGGTCGCTGGTGGGCAATCCCCACTGGAATCGTTGGCGGTGCCCTTGTAGGGTGTCAGGTTGATGGAGGGTGAAACCAAAATCAACTTTTAATTACAAAAATACCCCGAAAAAATCTCGGGGTATTTTTTTGTCTGTAGGGTTTTTTAGTATCCGCTACTACCAGAACTGGAAGATCCTTGGGTTGTAGTAGTTGTGGAGGTTGTGCCACCACTAGCAGTACCAGTGTCAGATGCAACTTGTACACCTGTAGATGCATCTTGTTGAACTGTTACTTCAACTTGAACCCCAGTTCCAGCAGAAGATGTAGCACCCGAAACACTCAGGTTAGTTGCAACTCTACCAGTGCCCGTGTAAGTAGAGCTGTACTGACGACCAATACCACCACCAGAACCTTTGGTAAGGAATTTTTCTGCAATAGAGATATTGGTCTTTTTGACTCCATTATCATCAACTTCAGTATTCGGTTCATAACCGACAAGATCTTCAAATTCGTCAATAAACGCTTCTAGCGCATTTGGCATAGTAATGTAGATATTGCGCTTTAGTTCATTCTTGTAATATTCATATTCCCAGTTAGAAACTGGGAATCTTGCGTTAGTGCCCGTTACCAGAATTCCATCGGGCAGAGTGTAACTAAAATCTTCAGAAACTTCAATTCCCTGTTCAACTAGAACGTGATTTTTCCACTTAATTTCATTAGTTTCCCAATGATGGACTCCATCAACATCATCATATTTTTGTTGGGTAAAGTATTCTAACTCCCTTCTACTTTTGGGCCATTCTTCATAAACATCAATGATATTATTAGTGAGAAGAACTACCCAATCAAGTTCAGGATCGCCATAGTATTTGTTAGCAATCTGGAATGGCAATTGTCCATCCTCAATGGAGACTTGCTCAAAGAATTCAGTGTACTTTGACAGATCCTCTCGCGCCTGGATTCTACGAAAGATATTCTTAACAACAGAATATTCTTGTTTAGTATTAGTTGTACTTGATGTCCCAACATAGATGTTGGGCAAGTATGAAAAATATGCAGCCATTAGTAACCTACCAGTGCTTTCTCTTGAGTGACAATAGAAGTTTCAGTGAATGACAAACTAATCTCTACAGCAGGTACAAAAATGACATTAGGTGATTGCCCTTTAACCACATTTGCATCACTACCATTGCTGATTTTATTGGCAGCTCTATACTTCTTTGCAAGTCTATTACTCTTAATAGCAACATACTGTCCATCAGGAGTATAGTTGACCGACATACCTGTAAGGACACAGAAGTCAATTTTGAAGTGGTCTAGACTTTCTGCGGTAAGAGAACCTTCATGGATTCTCTTAAATTCAATCAAAAACTTATCGGGTACGGAAAGGAAACGCTGGGCGGCAGAACTTTCGCTCAAAAGACCACCTAAACCACCACCTTCTCCACTATCACCACCAGCATAAGAGGGAAGCATACCAACTTTGAACATCTCAAGGATATCCTGGATAGATTGTGCCTCTTTTTCGCTAGTAGCGACCATTTTGAAGTTAAATTGGAACTGGCGGAATCCAACACCGTTGAATACTTGTTCTGAATAGGGGTTGAGAACTTTACCCTGAGAGATTGCCATCAGAGAGTTGGCATCAACACCTTGAGTGTTTAATGCAAGGAGGTTACCAACACCCTGGACACCTTGTGCCAGATTGTTAAATGCAGACTCAGGAAGACCTGCATCTGCTGCCTGTTGTAATGCTTTAGCGACTTCGGCACCATCTTTACCAGCAAGAGCACCAGTTGCTGCTCTACCAAGAGCACCAAGGTTGGTTTGGTTGTATGCAGCACCATAGTCAACACTCAGACTGTTGGGCATTGCAATATATGCCGAAGTAATAAGAGACTTATTACTTTTGCTGGCGTTATCGGGAACATTAAAGTATTGTGCTCCGCCACCACCTTTGAATGAATATCTAGAAAACTTTACATAGTCCGCTGCTCTAGGTTGATAACTATCACCTACAGACGGACCCTTCTCTGCAAAAGGAAGTTTCTCTGGATACTTAAGTGTTACGTTGGTCTTTGACGATGCCACTATAAATATATGTAATGGTCCAACTATATTTATGCGCTACCAAGGAAAGTACCGTCCATCTTTCCCTATGAAGTACCGTGGTGATGTAAACGACATTGTTTACAGATCATCTTGGGAGTACAAATTTATGAAATGGTGCGACGTGACCCCTACCGTACAGGAATGGGGTAGTGAAGAGATTATCATTCCATATATTTCCCCCGTAGATGGGAAAAGGCATCGGTATTTCCCCGATTTCTATGTAAAGGTGAATAATAAGAAGTATATCGTTGAGGTCAAACCACTACGGCAGACCATGGAACCGAAACAACAAAAACGGATTACCAAACGATACATAAATGAGGTTGTCACATGGAGTGTCAATCAGGCGAAGTGGAAAGCAGCAAGAGAGTTCTGCAAAGATAATTCATTAGAGTTTATGCTAATAACCGAAAAAGAACTTAAAGTATAATGGCAATTTCATTCGGGCAGGACAGATCTTACGACAACTCCTTTACAGCGTTTCAATCGCTGATTAAGGGTAGAAAGACCGCACCTTCTCTCAACAACTTATACGGAATTGAATTTTCTGCTCCTCCCGTTCTCACAGAGAAGTATGGACAGAGGTTGATTCCTGGTGGTTTTCTGTCAGAGGGTCTTAGTGTTCAGTTAAATCACTACTGCACAGAAATTGGCACTCCCACTAGAAATATTACCACTTCGCAGGTAAATCAAATTGGTGCAGCATTTAAGTATGCTACCGCTCAAAGTCATAGTGAAGTTACTGGAACATTCATCATGTCCAGAGACACTAGAACGTATACCTTTTTTGAAAGGTGGATGATGTCCATCACCAGTGATGCGGATCAATACGTTGACTTTATGAGCAACTATTCCTGCACTATGAAGATTTTTAAGTTTGAGCGTGGACAAGGTAAGAAGGTAGAATATAAAGAGAGTGATCTGATCAAAGAGCAGCAGGGTGGTTCGGGTAAAAAGCAAGGTTTTTACTATCAAAATGAGATCACTGGTTGTTGGGTTCTGACTGATGTATTCCCTACAAACCTCAGTCAAATTCAACTGACTTCAGGTAAAGCAGACTTTACAACTTTTACTGTAGGATTCCAGTATCGTAATTTTAGATTCTATCCTAATAATAAAAATATTGATTTGAGATCTTTTACTGAGTTGGGTACAAATCCACAGCAAAATTATGTGAATAGTCTTGGAGATCAGTCATTGGCCCAAGATGCATTCAATGCATTTACCAATCCTATTCTGAATGAGAACTATTCGGAATTCCTGTCTAACAATAACTTTGATTTTAGTGCTGTTGCTAAACCAGAGTTTAATGTAGACTTCCAGTCTAATTTGGCATTAGATGTTAGTACATTTACCCAACCACCTGGCACCGCTGGACTTAACTTCTGGGGTAACACTGCTCCAGATAATAATGGCTAAATACTTTCAATGAAGTGAACAACTATGGCATTACCTAAATTACAAGTCCCCAGATATGAATTGAAACTCCCGTCTGACGGTAGAAAAGTTAAGTATAGACCATTCCTTGTAAAGGAAGAGAAACTTCTCCTCCTTGCTATGGAGACGCAAGATCAGCAAAACATGGTTGATACCATTAAAGATCTGATCGTGAACACCACTAATTTGTCTATGCCAGACGTTGACAATCTGCCGACATTTGACATTGAATACCTGTTCCTGCAGATTCGTTCTAAGTCTGTTGGTGAAACTGTTGATCTTATGATGACCTGTCCTGATGACATGGAAACTCAAGTTCAAGTGACTGTTGACCTTTCACAGGTTGAAGTCAAGAGAAATCCTAAGCACACCAACACCATCAAACTTGACAAAACCATCTCCATGGTGATGAAGTATCCCAAAATGGATACCTTTGTTAGTGCTAATTTTGAGACTGGCGATCAACTTGACAACGTATTTGAAGTTACTATTAGTTGCATTGATCAGATTGTTGATGGTGAAGAAGTATATGATGCCAGAGAGTCTTCTAGAGAAGAACTTCAAGAGTTTTTAGAGCAGTTTGACTCCAAACAGTTTGAGCAAATTCAAACGTTCTTTGAAACTATGCCCAAACTGTCTCATGAGATTAAGTTCATGAATCCAAATACTAAGGTTGAACAAACTTATGTACTTGAAGGACTATCATCTTTTTTCGGATAGCCCTTCTCCACACTAATTTGGTGAATTATTATGAAACTAACTTCGCACTAATTCACCATCATAAGTGGAACCCTGAGTATTTGGACAATGTAATGCCATGGGAGAAGGAGATTTATACTAATCTTCTCATCAAACATCTTGAAGAGGAAGCAAAACGGTATAAAGAGCGGCAACAACAAGGAAGGTAATGGCAACCAAAATTAAGGCACAAAAACTAATCTCCCCTTCTATTGGTTCCGATGAGATCCAAGGGTCTTATGTGCCTAGTAGAGGAGTTAAACTGGTTGCCATCAAAACTACAAAGTCTTTTAATCAATTAGGAAAAACCTTAGTCGGTATTGGTAAGGTTACAGAAGAGATTCGCGATATTGTTAAGGGAAATAGTGTTCTAATTAAGGACACTGCAGAAGATTTAGAACGTGCCAAAGATCGTGCTAAAGACGATGCTGCCGAAAGAGAGGCAGAGGGTGCGGGTAAAAAAGTTGGAGCGCAAGAGAAGACCAAAGGGAAAAAGGAACTTAAAAAGAAGATGCCCAAGGGCAAAAAGGGTCCTTTGGCATGGTTAGATAAGATCCTTGGACCATTAAAACCACTAGTGGAGTGGTTGGCAAGGACAATTATTAGTAAAGTAGTTCTAGAATGGTTTGCAGATCCCAAAAACCTAGAGAAGGTTGAAACGTTCTGGAATACCTTATCTGACATCGGAACCTTTATCATGGGTTTGGCGGAAGGAAGTATAGGTGCCCTATTTGATGGATTTGCAAATATATTTGGTGGTGCAGATAAGATTAAGAATGGAAAACTAGGCGGTGCCTGGGACATGATCGTGGGATTCGGTCAAGTCCTGATGGGTATTGCTGGACTTAAAGTGTTAGGATGGTTGCTCAACCCATTCTCCTTGGTCCAAGATATCATGGGGATGGCAGATGCCATTGACGCATGGCAACAGGCAGAAGCGGCAAAAGATGCTGTTGATGCTGCTAACGATGCCAGAAAAGGTGCAGATGCTGCTGCTGACAATGTAAGGTCGCGTCAGCAGATCTTAGAACAGGTTCAAAAGCGTCACGGTTTTGCATCTGCAGAACAGGCAGAAGAATATCTGCGACTAAAAAAGGCAGCGACTGAAGCGGGTGAAGAGATCACCGATGAAGTAACCACACGTCTGGTTAGACAGGCAAGGAAGAACAGACCTGCTGGCATCTTTGGCAAGATGTTTAACTGGGCAGAGGATGCAGCATATGGAACTGCTAGATGGTTGGGTAATAACGTCCAGCAGTTCATGAACAAACTGGGCGAGTGGGGTAAGCATCTTAAAGGTTCTTTGATTGACAGACCTGCCGATGCATTGAAAAAGGGTTTTGCTCACGCAAAGAAGAAATATAATCTGCCAAATAACTTTGCAGAACTCTGGGCACGGATGAGTGATACTGCAAGGAAAAAGTTTGACGACGGGGTAAAATGGTCTAAGAGCGTCGGCAAGGGAATGCTGGCGAAGGGCAAAGCGGGATGGGGTGCAATCTCTGGTGCCGTTGGTGGTGCTGCCAACTACGTCTCTGAGCAAGGGAAAAAACTTGGTGGGTTTGCTCAAGAGCAGGCGATGAAATATATCGTCCAACCCATGAAAGAACTTTTCAAACCAGCACTTAACTTTTTTAAGGGTTTAGGAGATTCTGCCTGGAAAGCAATTACCAACTCTCCCATGGGGCAGATGGTAGAACAATACCTTCAGAAGAAGGGTATTGGTAGTCTTAGTAAACCCCTGCCACTTTTGGGCAAGGTAGGTGCTAAAGGCATTGCTATTATTGGTGGTTTGGTTAACCTCATGTTTGCCTTGTCTAGGGCAAAAGAGGGTGACCTTATTGGTGCCATGTATGAAGCACTGTCTGCAGGTTTTGACCTGTCTGGTGTGTTTGGTTTTGCCCCTGGTCCATTTATCTCATTGGGTATTGACATTTTCTCTTTAATTAGAGATCTTGTTCCTGGTATTAGAGAACTAGAAGAGGCATTCATAGATAAGATTCCTGGAATGAGACAGGCATATACAATGATGCAAGGTATTGCATCAAAAATGCCTGATCCAATGGGCGATATGATCAATAATATTGTTAGTGCGTTTCAGGGTAAACAGGAAGAGAAGGCAAAGGGTGGTACTGTTCGTAAAAAGGGTGGCAAAGCATCTGCTATTGCTAGATACAATAGACAGCAGGAAAAGTACATAGGTATGGCAACTGTCATGCCGACACCTGGAACTGCTCTGGCACAAACTAACAACATTTCTAAGTGGAATGAGTTCGCTGCTGGTGGTAGTACACACAATCATCCAAATGGACAAGTTCCAGCAGCAGAGATGGTAAAAGTCCATGGTTATCCTGGTGGTTGGGGGCAAGCGGGTTCTGGTATTCTGCACAAGAGTGTTGCCACTCAATTCCAATCTATGATGGATGCTGCTAAAAAAGCAGGTCATATGCTGGGTATCAATGATACCTATAGAACGTATGATGATCAAGTTTATATGAAGCAGACTAAGGGTAACCTTGCTGCTACTCCTGGCACGTCAAAACATGGACTTGGACTTGCTGCTGACCTTAACTACACCGATGACGGATATAAGTGGTTATGGGCAAACTCTGAGAAGTTTGGATTTACTACACTAGACAAAGGTTATTGGGGTCTTGCCCCTAACAGACCTGGACAGCATGAAGCATGGCACTTTGAAAACTTAACTGGTACTGGTGCTAAAGATCCTAACGTTCAAACCTCACCCGCGTCTGCTGCAGATGTGGGAGGATCAAGTTCAAGTTCAAGTGCTGGTACTGCAAATACAAATGCTGGAGGTAATGCTTTACCTGTAGTACCATCACTTAGTCCCGAACAGATGCGTCAAAATGCATTTGATGCCCTTGCTAAAGCATTTGATGAAACTCGTCAAGTTATGGGATTTGCACCCAGAGAAGTTGGAGACAAGGAAACGGCAAATCCAGTAAATGAAGCAGCAGACGGAGGAAAAACTAACAACACTACTCCTACAGCAGCACCATCCAGTCAACCCTCTGTTGCCGATCAAAGTGCTAAAAATGCACTAGACAGAGCAAGTGAAGCAGTAGAAAAAGGTACTGCAAAAACTGAACCAGTGATACTACCTATCACTAAGACGAAGGTCCTAAATACTTCAAGTGAAGTTGTTGTCACTACCAAGTCCACTAACGCTTCGTATCCTACTAAGTAATGGCACAGAAGTCAGGAAAAACGACAAAAATTGACTTGTACAAGTTTATAAGTCCGAAGGGTCAGGTAAAAGATGACTCGGAGGGAGCACAGGCGGGGTATGCTCTCGGATCAAAAACTGTACAAGGAATTAACTCCTTAGGACAAACTCTGAATGGTATTGCTGGTGTAGTAACAGAAATTAGAGATATCCTTAAGCAAAATGCTGCTGCTCAAGGAAAACTCTTAGAGAACATAAAACCAAAGCGTAGGGACGACAATAAGACTCCTGCTAAAAAGAAGAAGTCTAGTGGAATTACAGACTTTGTTGTTCCTGTTTTAGGGTCATTCTTTGAGGGTCTCGCTCAACTTGCAGGATTTTTATTCAGGACTCTTGTTGCAAGAGGTATTCTTAAATGGTTATCAGATCCCAAAAACCTAGAGAAGATTGAAAAGATCTGGAACGGTATTAAGTCTGTTGCTGAGTTCTTATACAACTTCTTTACTAGTTCTATATTCAACATGTTGGATGGCATCGCTAAGATGTGGGATCCAGAGGCAACATGGTGGGACAAGATAATTGGATTTGGACAATTCTTATTAGGATTTGGCACACTACTGCTAGGACTTAGGTGGTTGACAAACCCGATGAAAATGGTCAATGATTTCATCTGGGTCCTGAAGACTTTGTGGACTAATCTTACTAACAGTAAGAAGAGGATGAAGAGAGGCAAGTGGGGTAGGATCCTCGGTGCCTTTACAACGTTGGCAACAGTTACAGCAGCAGGTGTGGTAACTTATCAGGTTGCAAAATCATTGCCTGATGGAACTACTCCAACCACAACAGAAGGAAATGGTGCAAATACTACACCAGGCGGAACTGGTAACACGGATAAAACTCTTATTATTGCTGCTGGCACCAATGATTTTGGTGATCCTGACAAGGGTGCCAGAGGTGTTGCAGATGCGATCAAAAATGCTAAAGAACTTGGATACAACCCTGTATTCATTCCACCTGCAAATATGGACAGATATAAACCTGTTCATGCTGCAACTGTAGAAGCGGCACAGAAAGCAGGTGCTACTATTGAACAGGCTAATTACGACCCTAATGATGCTACTTGGCCCTATACGCATATCCTTCCCAAGGAGATGGAGAGGATTCAGGGTAAGTATAATGGAGCACCTGTTATTGGTGACAGTAATGCTGAATGGGCAGATACTCCTAGATATCCACACAGAGGTAAGAGTGCAACAGTTGTTGCAAGTGCAGTTAAGAGTAAACTGAAACCTGCATCAGAAGCAAAAGTACCCGAAAAAGCGGCGGGTGGTTGGATTCAGGGTCCTCAGTCTGGATACCCAGTATCACTTACTGGTCAAGGTATAGACTTTATTGGTCACGGGACAGAATATGTTGCACAGAAAAAGGCAGGCGGTGGTTTTGTAGTACCATTTGATACTCCTGCAACTAAAAATAATCCTGGTCTAACTAACCGTAGGATGGGTGAAGCAATTCGGGGTGGGTTTGACCTCGGTGGAATGTTTAAGGGGTTTGATGGTGGTGGAAAATTCATGTCTACCATGAATGAAATATCTGCCCGTATTCCTGGATATGCTGCAGGCGGTCTGCTAGACTTCATTGCATCTGGTGAGGGTGGATATAACTCTATGAACCAGGGTACGATTAACGACAGGATTGTTGGTTCTACTCATGACGCTAAGGGTAAGATTGGCAAGAACTTGACTGACATGACTGTTGGTGAAATTATGGAACGTCAGGCGTACCTTATGAACAAGGCAAATCCTCAGGTAGGTGATTACGGAATTTTTGCTGCTGGTCGTTATCAGGTCATTCCTGCAACAATGGCGAGCATTGTAAGAACAATGAACATTGATAAGAATGCCAAATTTGACAAAGCGACACAGGATAAAATTGGTGCTGGATTGATCCAATTCAAAAAACCTTATGCCTGGAAATATATCAAAAAAGAGCATAACGACAGACGAGGTGCAATCCTTGCTCTCGCTCAAGAATGGGCATCAATTCCACACCCTGACACTGGAAACACTATCTATGGTGGAAACAGAGCAGCGCACACCGTTGCTGAGGTTGAGGCAGCGATTGATGGTGCCAGAGGTGGATCCCCATTGGTTAGCGACAATCCCAATCTAAACATCGCGGGTGTTCCTAGTAGTGGAAGTGGCGGTGGTGATACCATTGCTGCTGCACCTGCTGTAGATCCAGAGGCACTCAAAAGGCAAGCGTTTGATATGCTCGCTAAAGGTATTGATGAAACTAGAAAGGTTCTAGGGTTTACTGAAGAAGTTGCTGAAGAGAAAGAGAGTGCAGAAAAGACTGTACAGGAAGAGCAAACCAAAAAAGTTGAGGCAGCAACTGCTGTTGCCACTGCTGCAACTAAGGCAGACGCAGCAAAAACATCTTCAGATGATAAAGGAACTGCACCACCTCCAACAACGGTAAATATACCAGATAATAAAATGCCAGATTGGTTAGCATTTATGCCTAAGATTGGATTATTCGGCGGAGGTTGGGGTTAATGGCACCACTACAAAAATCGGGACAAACTGCACTTAAAGCGTTCCTGTTAGATGGCAATGGTCAGATAAGAACTGCAAAAGATGGTGCTCGCGACCTCACAGAACTCATCTCCGAAGTTAAGATTATTGAGAGCATCAGTATGCCTGCAATCTTTGCTGAGGTTGCAATTTTTGATGCCACAGACTTCATCAACACTCTAATTGGTAATGAGTATTGGAGAATTGAACTGGAGGCATTTGGCACCCAGGTTACATATATCCTCCAGTGTTATGAGATTGGATCCCGATCTAAGCAAGAGAAGAAGGAAGCGTATGTTCTGAAGATGGTGTCTCCCGCTTTTATCACCAATGAAATTGTCAATGTATTTGGTGCGTATCAATCTCTGGATGCTGGGGCACACGTCAAAAAGATTTTAGAGATGGTTACCACTCTTGGCGGAAAGAATGGTAAAAAGTTTGATGTTGAGGCAGCAAACAAAATGAGATTTACTGCTCCTAACTGGAGACCGTTTGATGCCATCAACTTCGTAGCATCTAAGGCAACTAGAACTGGTTCTAAGGCAGATAAAGCACAGGGTGCATATGTTTTCTATGAAAACGCCAAGGGTTATCATTTCAAAACCCTAGACAAGTTGGTTGAGAATGCAGTTGCACAAGATAAACCTACCTATGTGTATGGTCAAAAGGCAGTATCGGATGATCCTGGCAGAAACCAGTATCTTATTAACAGACTTACATTTCCAAAGTCGTACAACAGTTTAGAAAATCTCCGTCAAGGTACATGGTCTGGATATATTATTGGTTTGGATCCTAGCACTCTGGGAGAATCTGTATTGCCAACTAAGAATAAAAAAGTGACTGCAGAAACTGCATATTATAACATTGAAACGTACTACAAAGAGTTTTCTCTTCTAGAGAAAGGTGGAAAGATTCCAATAGACACAAAGGATCCAATCGTCTCAAAGATGATTAACAATCCTAAGCGTGTTCATTATAGGGTGTTGCCTACTCACTTGTGGGATACACCATCTAAAGATGGAAATAGTAGTAAGAAGTCTAAGAACCTTAACTACTATTTGGACACTGCTGCATACAACTATCTTAGAAAGAAGGCACTTGAAACTATTCAACTGCAAATTGAAGTTCCTGGCAACTTAGGACTGAACGCTGGTGAAGGTGTAAAAGTAGAAATTCCACGAATGCAGGCAAAGGGTAAAAAGGTAGAACTTGACAAAGTATATTCTGGCACCTATCTTATTGGTGGTGTCACTCACGTCTACAAAGTTTCTCAAATGCAAACAACTCTGCACCTTTTGAGAGACAGTATCAAGGTGGCACCTAAATAATACAAACAATCAATTCCACAGAGGAAAATGGAATCTATTGAAAAGCACATTGAGGCGGACAAGGAAGAACTTCAAGATCCGCAAATCTCACCTCAACGTCGCCGTCACATTGAGGGAGAACTTCATGATTTGGAAGAATATGTAGAGCATCACAAAGAAGAGATTGAAGCGGGAGATCATCACGATCCCACACCTCTTGAGTTGTATTGCGATCAGAATCCTTCGGAACCAGAATGTCTCGTCTATGACGATTGACAAACCTCATACATAGTGCTATAATCACAATGTCAGTTGGTCAGAGACACCTCTAAGATCAACTTTTACAATCCTCTGTAGTTCAGCGGCAGAACATCCGACTGTTAATCGGAATGTCCTTGGTTCAAATCCAAGCGGAGGAGTGAGGGTGATTAACTCAGCGGTAGAGTTCCTCGTTTACACCGAGGCAGTCGGGGGTTCAAATCCCTCATCACCCACTTGATAACATATCATCATGCAAATTATTCCTTCCTTCTCATATCCCGTATTAGTAGATGAGTTTGAAATTAAAGATCATCTAGTTTCTAATCTAGAAGCATCATGGGATGATGTACAAAGAGAAGGTGATGTATTTGTCCTTAAAGGTCAAGTACCCGACTGTGGGGGTTTCTATAACTGGGTAGAAGAACGTGCAAACTTCTACATTACAGAAGTCCTTGGGTACAATGCTGAACTGACTATGTTCACTGAGGTACAAGTGTCACAAACAGGCACTCAAATTCCTGCACATATTCATCGCGGTACTTACATCACTGGATATTACATGGTGAAGTATGATGAGCAGGTAGGTCATACTCCCCTTGTCATTGAGAATCCTTTCCGAAATACTTTGGTTCCTAGTATTGATTTGAAAGAGAATCGCCCTACGATGTGGAACACTGCTAACTTTATTCCACCTGTGAAAGAGGGTCAACTTGTTTTGTTCCCATCTAATTTGACTCACTTCTTTCCCCAGATGGAAGGCGATGATCGTGTGGTTGTATCGTTTGAATTTATCGCTAAATAATATCACCCAGTCTAATTAAAAATGGCAGCATACGTTGATAATATCGTAGGTGAATCTTCTACAGATTTTGTAGGTAAAGATGGATTTATCTGGTGGGTAGGTGAGGTTGAGGATAGTGAAGATCCTCAGAAGATTGGTAGGGTAAAGTGTAGAGTTCTGGGTTTTTACACTGGTCCTCAGGCAGGTTTCCGTAAGGATCTTGAAACTAAAGACTTGCCATGGGCAACTGTATTGCAACCTACTGACCAGGCAGGTATTGACGGTGTTGGTAAATCTTCTCACCAACTGCGTCCTGGTGCTATTGTCATGGGATTTTTCCTTGACGGTGAAGAAGCACAACTACCCATTGTTATGGGTGTTTTGAGAATCAGCAATGCTCAGTCTGGTAAGTTAGATTCTAAGCAAAGTTCTTTCCTGTTCACTAATGCACCGAACAGACAGGATATCAACCCAACTAATAAAGAGGTTGGTGCAACATCTCAACAGTCGGACAAGACTAAACCTAACACTGGCAGTAACACTGTAAAAACTCCTGGCGAAACTGACGCCACAGTTACTAACAATCAGGCACCTGCTGCCCTGGGTAACAGAGCACCTGCAACTAGTAGTAACACTACTAAACCAACTGTTAGAGAGAATGGTGTTCCTGCTGCGTCTGGTGTTGGTGGTCCTTGGAAGACCCTAGAGATTAAATTGAGGCAACTTGTAGAAGATCTCATCTCAACTGCATCCTCTGTTGTTAAGAATGAAGAGGGTGAGTTTATTGATGTGTTTGAGAACAAAATTGCTAAGGTAGATGACCTGACGCAAAAGATCCAAGGATTTCTTACAGCAGTCATGGCACAAGTTGTCTCTGCATTTAAGGAACAACTCACCGTGATTGCAGGTGAAGGTCTGTCAATGGCAGGAATCATCTCTAAATTTACTGGTATTCCTTTTGTTGTTCTTCAAATTGTTCAGACAATTATTGAGGCGCTCCTCAACCAGATTTGTGGTCTGGATGATTTGATTAAACAGATGGTTGCTGACCCCATGGGCGTCGTTACTTCCATGGCGGAGCAACTCCTTGATCAGGCAATGGATGCTGCTACTGCTGCAACCGCTGGCGTTCAAGATATTATTAACCAGATCACCTGTTCCATTCAAAGTGGTCTTGGTTTTGTAGGTCAGATCCTTCAACTGGTTAAGGCAGCAACTGCTGTTGCCGAGGGTTTTGACACCTTGAAGGATGTATTTGAAAACGGTAAGGACATCTTTACTGGTAAGACTGACATTAGTAAAATCAATCTTCAGTCTATCTCTCAGTTGATTAGTATCATCTTCTCACTGTTTGACTTTGGTGGATGTAACCGAAAACCTGGAGCACGAGCGTCAACTAGTAAACAATTCTATCCATTCTTAGGAGTCACGGGATGTAGTAAGGATGACCTAGATAAACTGAAGGGCAAACTAGGTAATGCATACCCCCCATGTGGAGGATCAGGTGGTGGAGGTACTATCGTTGATGCCATCTTTAACGATGCTAACACTTACCTAAACTCTGCTCAAAGTTTTATCAACGGTGCATATAATCTGCAACTGAGCACTCCTGGTAGGCAAGGTTCAATCACTAGATATGCTTCTGGTTATACAGTTACCGATGCTAGGGTAGATAACAAAGAATATACAGAACACGTTGCACGAGTCCAAGCAGGGCAATCTGCTACTGAATCTGCTGAGACTGCTAAAAAATTAAACCCAGACTCTAAAGGTAGTAGTGATCCTCTGGTTGGTACTCACGTTGATTGTCCTGGCAACTATTCTGCTGAGTACAAACAGTCTAAGTGTGAGTCTATTGCAAAGGACAACATCATCACCATTGATGGTGACTACCGCCTGAAAGTTACTGGAGACTTCCACCTGGAAATTGGTGGTGGTATGTTTATTGACGTGTCTGGCGCACCTGGAGAAGGTGAAACTAAGACTCAAAAAAATACTATTAACTTTGCATCAGATACTGCTATTGATTGTAAAGGTCACCTACAGGCACAGGCAATCGGCAACACTGTAGCAGGCAAAGGTGGTACTAACGCTGAAATTATTGCACCTAACGGTAACACTAAGATTGATGCTCAGGGTTATGAGATCTCTGCATCTGAGATTAAGTTGTCTGCAGGTAACTCAATCACGATGACTGCACCTGCAGAGTATCACTTCATCAACACTCTTGATGGTGTTATTCCTAAGGGTAAGACTGGTATCTTTAACACTGTTGGTGGTCCTGTTGATTACGTTATGTTCCCTGCACCTTCTGCAGATCCTATCCCCAGATTCTCTATCAACACCCCTGGTCCTTTCCTGGTCAACTGTGCTGCTGGTGGTGCTCTATTCACTGTTGCTGCTGGTGCTTTTGCTGCCAACGTTGCCACGGGTGCTATCACCCTGAACGCCGCTGCTGGTGCTGCCAGTATCGTCGCTGGTGCCGCGATCAACATCACCGCTACGGCAAACGTAAAAGTCACTGCTGCCACCATCTTGCTTAATTGACGGATCTGTGCTATGATGTGGGGGTTCACCCCCCAACCTCATGGAAACCTATCTAGAGCACGTTTGGATCAATGTTTCTAAGCGTGAAGTAAAAATCATGGATAATGAGGGTTATGACGAAACCATCCGATTCAAGTTTGACGAAGAAGGATCCGAAGGATTCGCAGAAACTCTCGCAAACTTCTCTGAACTCAATCCTTCCCTATTTACCTACCACTATGAAGTCGCCTCTTGACATTGATTCTGCTCAATTTGAGGAGAACTTTGAATTTATTGTTGATCTTTGCCATAGTAACCTTCAACCGTTCCGTATCAAGCACAATGGCAAATACTTAATGCTGGTTCCTATTTTTGAGAAACCGACTATTGACCCTGATATTGTTGATCAAGTTGAGGAGTTTAAGAAAGAATGGATGGCGACTCTAGAAGAGAACACTTCATCAAACTGATAGAAGGATCCTATACAAATAAATCGCAGGCAATGTCCGACCCCACTGGACATGCCTGGGTTTGGATTCAATGGATAAAGTTAGACGATAATAAGATTCAGTCTCGTCAGTGGTATCATCACACCAAAGAAGTATACCGAGAGCGCAATTTTATTGTTGAGACTGAGGGAGACAACATTGTATTAAGAAATCACACTCTAAACTGGGAACCAGTAGGTTGTGATATTATATGGAAACCATTCGGCACAGGATACAAATCTAATGGCGAATGTAAATATGGAGACCTGGAGATCTTTTATAAAGGACAACTTACTCAGCATGAGTATCGCAGTTGGGATCAAGGTTTCCGAAATGGTAAACGTGTCATCGGTAATGTAGCAAGTGAATTCATCTTCAACAGACAAACTAAGCGACTATAAGGTATATGATATTGACTTTGTTCGTCAGTATCATATACACTTGTGTGACGCATGTGCCGAAACCAGTGCAAGAGCATCTGGTGTTTTAGATGGCGTTTCATATGTTAGAGAGGGCAAACATCAGCACAATCCAGACTATCCTAACAGCACATGGTTGTATGGTTATTATAACTTTTTTGCCTGCAATCCCAGAGATAATGTAGTCTATGATCTGTTTGCTCATGTAAAGGAATCTATCCGAGATTACATCGGAATGGAAGAACGTGCATGGACACAATGTTGGGTAAATACTCATCCCAAAGATGGTTTGCTACATAAACATTTCCATCAGTATCCAATTCATTGGTATTTGTCAATCTATCCACAGAATACTGAAACTGTATTCTATGATGGTGATGATGAGTTATATCGTATCAAGAATGAGACTGGAAAGTTGTATATTGGTCCTGGAGATAGAATGCACGAAGTAGTTCCTACAGGAGAATTTGATCACATGCCCAGAGTTACTATTGCTGGAAATGTGATGCGTAGCAGTGATACTAAGTACCAATGTAAGACCTTCACATTCATCCCAATCTGATGTACATTTCAGACAATTTTTTTGACAAACCAGATGAAATCCGTCAACTTGCTCTAGCGCAAGAATATGGAAAGCATGGTCATGATAACTATCCTGGATTTAGATCTAAGATGATTCATGAGATTGACAAAAATCTGTGGGATGAACTGTCACTACGTCTAATGCAGTTTCCAATCTGTTCTAGACATAGACTCAACGTAATGAAGGCAGAGTTTGCATACGTTCCTGCCAAATTTGGTCAGGGTTGGCCTCACATAGATGACGATGCTACATTAGCAGGTGCTATATATCTATCGCCAAATCCTGCTAAGAACAGTGGGACAAGTTTTTATGAACCAGTCCCAGGTTGTACTAAAGCGAGAGATGTGAAGTACAATCGTAAAAAGTTTTTCATGGATCCAGATCCAAACTACGATGATGCCATGGAGGCAAACAACACGATTCGTAGTTGTTATCGTAAAGTTCATACTATTGATAATGTTTACAATCGCATGGCAATGTGGTACAGCAATGTTACTCACTCGGAAGAGTCATTCTTTGGTGACAATCTTGACGACTCCCGATTAACTTTGCTATACTTTCTCCATCGCATCTGATAAATATGGAAAAAGCATCCGACATGAAAATCAATCTATGGTATGCCACAGAGATGAAACAGTGGCGATGGACTCTTACAGATGACGATGACCACAGTCTGATGGAGTCTGGGCAACGAGAGTTTCTTAAAGATGCGATGTTAGATGTTGCCAATACGGTAGATTATGTGCTAGACTGCAAACAGTCTGAATGACCTATGACTGAAACTCAACCCGAAACCAAACGAAAAGTAAAACTGTCCGACTCTTTTGGCGGAACAGTTGAAAAAAACATCCCCGAAGATGTTGAGTGGATTGATGATGCGTTTTACATCAAAGAGACTCGTTTTGGAATGCATACTAGTATTCTAAAAGAACCCCTAGGTCAGCACTTTATCACTGGTCTGGATTATCAAACGGTGCTAGAAATCACACGTTGGCATCTCAAATCTATTCAAGATGGAAGTCTTGATGATCACAGTACAGTTCTTAACTCTGGAGTAGTTGGAGGAAAACTATGACAACCCGCGAATTTGTTGACAAAAACGGCAACACTTGGACCTGGGAGGAAACTCCTGAAACTGCTGCTGCACTGAAACAACTGCATAACTCTGTAGTTAATAACCGAGTGACGCCCCCACATGCACCCAAGTCAAAAGAATAGCACATATAAATTTGGCGGAATGGAACCCCATTCGGTTAACATTCTCCGCCTAATCTCTGAACTTGAGGGGTCATACTCACTCCTCAAGTATATGGGATTTAAGGAAGACATGGATACACTTGATAGCATTAAACAACGTTATTACAAACTTTACTTCCAAACTAAGAAACATGAAAATCAACAATCTGCCTGATGTTCCTTATGTGTATCCTGGCACTTATTCTGAACAACGTAAAAATCGTTTAGATGACTGTGTTGCAGATTATCTGAACGATGAAGATATTACTCCTTCCGACTTTTTCTACGATCTAATTGATGTAGTTACTGAGTGGGAAAAGTATCATGAACAGTACATGCAAAAAGCACAATCAGTAAAGAGTCTTATTTGTGGACGACAACAACCAACCTCCCGAAAGCACAGCAAACTTGATGCCCTTGACTGAGTGGGAAAGTTATAAAGAGTGCTGCTTATCTCTCGGAGTTCCTTGGGATCCAGTCCGAAGACTCCGAGGGTTTATGATGTACAATACGCTCTATCCTAGAACGTATAAATAAAAAAGTAGCAAGATATTGAGTCTGTGGCAACTAAGAAAATCTCACAGTTAGATGGCATTGATGACGCCAACTTGTCAGGAGAAGCAATTCTCCCCGTTGTCGTATCAGACCCACTGATTCCTAACCGTAAGTCAAAAGTTAATCAACTTTTTAAGACTGTTTCGGCAGGTACTAAAGCAGCACCTGGACTGTGTTTTGACCTAGACCGTGATACTGGACTGTACCAAAATGCGTACAATCAATTCGGTATCTCGTATGGTTCTGGTGGTTTCTATTTCTCTCGTATTGAGAATACCGATGGTTCTTCTACGAACCTGATCACAGTTGCCGACGACTCTGCTACTAACTCCAACATTATTATCTCTCCCAAAGGTGCGGGTAGAGTAGAAGTTACTGGTCAACTTCTACTTAATGACAACCTATTTGTCCTTCAAGATAATAGTGATAACACTCGTAAGGCACGTTTTGAAGTAGGTAACATCGGTAATACTGGTGGCACCCGAGTATTTACTCTGCCTGAGATTGTTACTGGCGGTGGTACTGTTCTTCTGGGTGATGATACCAACCAGTTGATTACAAACAAAGATATTATTATTGAAGACCAACGATTCACTATTCGTGATGGTGTTGGTAACAATGAAAAGAACGCTCGTTTCACTTTTGACTGGGATGAAACTGTAACTGGCACTAAAACTTATCAGTTGCCCGATCCTGGTATTGCTGTTGTAACGAGTGAACTTGTTGATGATGTGTCTACCCAGAAACTGTCTGGTAAGACTCTCATTGATGCCAAGTTTGCATCCACTACTGCAACTGATGCACCTGCTATTACGTTTGACACAGCATCACTAACCTCTGATCGTACAGTAGTCTTCCCTGATCTTTCTCTGACTCTGGTTGGTACTGATTCTACTCAATCTCTCAGTAACAAAGTTATTGAAGATCTGATTCTTGCTGATGGTACAACTCCTACCAAGAGAGTTATTTTCAATCTGACTAATCAGTTTGAGTCTCTTAACTATCAGTTCCAGTTTCCTAGTGAGAACCTTAACGAACCTCTCAATCCGAGTGTTCTGGTAACTACTAACGCCACTCAGAAACTTACTAACAAGGAACTAAATAGAGTTGATCTGGTTGATGATCTTGACGAGCAAAGACGAGTCAGAATTGATCTGACTAACATTACTCAACTTCGTAACATCAAGTTCCCAGATTCTGACGCTACGTTGCTGTCCACCAACAACGTTGCCCTTGAAGACGTACAATTTGGTGCTGGTATTGGTGCTCAAAAATTAACCTCTCGCGTTCGTCAACAACAACTTTACCTCTCACAGATCTTTTAATTAAATGGCAACTAACACTGGAGTTCTTGGCGCGGTAAAACCTGCTGCGGCGACCGAGACCACACTATTTAAGAACGATGTATTCAGTTCTGCTACTGGAACAGTTATTGTAAACTGTGACAATAGTGGTGCTGATACTTACAACATTTCTCTACGACAGTGGGATCAGGCATTGACTTTGGATGCTACCACTTATAAATTGCATCGTGGAGATATTATCAGTAACGTAAAGTGGAGTCTGTCTGCTGCTATTCCTCTCGCAGATGCAATTCCTGGCACTAAGTTCACCAGCACTGATGGTGAGAAGTGTGCGTATCTCCTAGATGTTGTTGACCCTGCAATTACAACTTATCTGGTAAGATATGAATCTCTGATTGCTTTCACCCTAGAAAACGTTGCCGATAATGCAAGTAGTCCCTCGCCAGATTATGCTAATGGTGAAACTGTAAGTAATGGTGGTGGTGTTACTGGAACCGTCTACGAATTTGTCCCTGGTGTAGACAATGATGGTGTTCTTTGGGTGGGTAATGTTGCTGGTGGTACATTTGCTGAAGGCGATGTTCTTACTGGTGGTTCATCAACCACTTCTGGTACTGTTAGTGTTGGTGGTATTGCTACTGCTGTAAGTAGATTTGTGTTTAACGATGGCGCTAGCGGTACTGTATATCGTCTGCAAAATCAGATTCAACCTGAACTGCTGACCGACCGTGTTTATCGTTTTGATGTATCTCACACCAGCATGACTGGTATTGATTTGAGATTCTCGGAATTTGCTGGTGGTACTAACACTGGACAGACTGAATATACCACTGGTAAGACTACCTCTGGCACCGCAGGTTCTGCTAATGCGTATGTTCAATACGATCTAAGTGGTGCTGAACTTGTTACTCAATGGTATCCATTTGATTTTGCGGATGCTAACTATGATGACGATTCACAGTGGTTTGTCTTCTCTGAGGAGTATACTTTCAATGAAGTTTGGGTATATACTCAAGTAGATGAAGGACTTAAAGATGTTAGCGGATGGGTCATCACCGATTCATTTACCTATCGTGATGTTACCTATGCTGTTGATGCTATCGCTGGCGACAGTTATGGCACTGTTCTTGATTGGGATGATGCGACTGGCATCGCTTATGTAACTAATGGTCCTGGATCTGCTCTCTGGGTTGGTACTGACACTTTCCTAGATTCTCCCCGTCAGACTGCAACTAGCAAGGCAACTGCAACTATCAGCAGCGTTAGCAATACTGATGCCGCTGATGTAATTATCAATGCTGATGCTATCGCACAGTCTGCCTCTGAAGAGCGTAAGGGAATTATTATTGGACCTGGACAATCCATTAAGGTTGAAGCAACTAACGGTCGCGTCAATTTTGTACTGGATGCTTTCCAAGATACTGTAAGCGAACTTACTACGAGTCTTTATCAGCGTACGACTGATTATCAGACCGCTGTTGCAGATACTGCTGGTGGTGCTGGTGATGATGCACCGTAATTCCCTTTGATGATCCAATAAATAACTCAGAAGGATAAAGTCTAAAAGATGGCACTAACTCGTCTTAAGAATATCATCACGTCCCGTACGGGTCGTATCATTTATGTCAACCCTGATGACTTTGATGCGAGTGATGATATTGATAACAGAGGTAATTCCTCACTCAGACCATTCAAATCTCTGCAACGTGCTTTCCTTGAAGTAGCAAGGTTCTCGTACAGAGTTGGTTTGTCTAACGACGAATTTGATGCCTTCAGTATTCTGCTCTATCCTTCTGAGTATATTATTGACAATCGTCCTGGTGAAGTCCTTTACACTAACATTCCTCCGTTGGATTCTAACTCCAACATGGATGTTACCTCTCCCAATAATGTACTCTATAAGTACAATTCTGTAGAAGGTGGCGTAATCGTACCTAGAGGTTGTTCTCTAGTTGGTATGGACCTCCGTCGTACTAAAATTATTCCTAAGTACGTCCCCTATCCTACAACTTATCCTGCTAAAGGTATCAACACTGAGGAACAAGTTCCCTCACAAACTGCCATTTTCCGTGTAACTGGTGGTTGCTACTTCTGGCAGTTTTCATTCTTTGATGGTGATCAAACTGGTGTGTATTTCAAACCAGATGATTCTGAAACCATCCCTCCTTCGTATTCTCACCACAAACTTACGGCATTTGAATTTGCCGATGGTACGAATACTCTCAACCAACTGATTAACGACCTTGGCACTGTAGAAAACTCTGCTGAGATTACTGGTTCTTCTATTCCTAACCTGCTAGAAAGAACCGACCTAGATATTTACTATCAGAAAGTATCTCGCGGTTTTGCTACTATTCCTGACACCTCTGGTGATCCTGCAACTGACCAGATTCAGGCAAGGGTAGAGGAAAACAGAATTGTTGGACCTATCTCCGATGAATTTAGAGTTCTCCAAATTACACGCAACGGCAACACTGCTACAGCAATTACAGTTGACGAGCAGGGAAACCCAAAAAACCACGGGTTTTCTGTCGGCGTTAACGTTAACATTTCTGGTGTCACTGGATCTACTGGAAACCAGTCGGAGTTGGACGCACAACTCTACAACGGATCTTTCTCGGTAACTAGTGCATCAGGTAACGTATTTACCTATCAATTAGCAGAAGAACCTAGCGGCAATGCTATTGGTTCTAACATTGTTGTTAAAGTTGAAATTGACACTGTTGACTCTGCATCTCCTTACATCTTTAACCTGTCCCTTAGATCTACCTGGGGCATGAATGGTATGCACGCTGATGGTGCAAAAGCAACAGGTTTCAAATCTATGGTTGTGGCACAGTTCACTGGACTGTCACTGCAAAAAGATGATCGTGCGTTCGTTAAATATAACGCATCAACTGGAAACTATGATGAGGGTGGTCCTGGTGCTCACCTAGATGGTTTCGCTGAGTATAAGAAAGGGTGGAGACATACGCACGTTAAGTGTTCTAATGACTCGTTCATTCAGGTCGTTTCGGTGTTCGCCGTGGGATATGGTGACCACTTTGCTGGTTACGCTGGTGCTGACATGTCTATCACCAACAGTAACTCTAACTTTGGTAATACTGCACTGCGTTCTAAAGGATTTAAGCGCACTGCATTTACTAAAGATAAGGCAGGAACTCTCACCCACATCATTCCTCCCAAGTCTTTGTCTGATGTAGCAGAGATTTCTATCAACTGGACTAACATTGATATTGCTAGAACTAAGGTAATTAACTCTGCACTTGCTGGTCAGGGTGGTGTACTTGGTTCTAGACTGTATATCTATGGTTACACGTCTCAGACTGCACCTCCACCCAACAAAGTTCAGGGTTATGTTGTAGGTGCCAGACAAGATGGCACTGGTGTTAATGCAGTGCCCGATAAACTCTATTGTTTGTTGATTCCTGCTGCTGGTCAATCTCCCACAATTCGTTCTGCTGAGATCAATCCTTTTGGTCCCACTGTATCTGGAACTACCGCAGGTAATGATGGTTCGCCTATCCAATTTGATAGTAATACTTACACTATCAATGGTCAAGCGAATCAGGTTGGCGGTTGGTATCTGTCTGTCAACGCCACAAATAACGAGATTTATCAGACTCTCAGCACTAATACCACCACATACGCTACTCTGAACTTTACTCCTACAACGTTTATTAAGCGTGTTCCTGATGCTAGAAACCTGACTGACAGAACTTATCGCGTTCGTTATGTCATTCCTAAGGACCAGAATCCTCCTCTGCCTAGAGCACCTATCAGTGGTTTTGTACTCCAACCCTACAACACTGACAACACTAACTATAACCTGAACAAGGTATATTACATCTACGATACTCAGGAAGTTCAATCATTTGAGCGTGGTGTGAGTGATGGTATCTATTATCTGACTCTGTTGTGTGCATCTATC